ACCATGTGGCATATTGTGCCAACGATTTAACATCGCGTTTATCATATTAACAATCACAAACATGTCTCTTGACTCTTGTTTGGTCTCATCTCTAAAATCCATATCCATGAGATCTGGACATACTTCACCAGTATTAATAAATTCTTCAAGCACTTCTAATAGAAAATGAGAGTTATTAACACAGTCATCACTGAGATTATTTAAGAATTCAGTGTCTTTTTGTATTTGTTTTTCTTCCTTAGTAGGAAATTGTAATATTTTTGCCATTATATATCTATTATACCATACTTTTAGTCATTTGTAAACAAGTTTTTCACACTATTTCCACCAATTCTACAATTGATAATACCATTATAATACTTCTCGCTTAAAAGGACTTCTCTTTCAAATTGCTCTTTTGTTTCAAGATAAGCGCATTCGCCTTTCGATTTACAGAGATGTATAATCTCTCTATGGAAGAAGTCTTCTCCCATCTTTTCGACATCTTGTTGTAAGTGTTTATTAGAACCGTAGTATGTACGCCAATCAGATTCAACTTTAAGCCTTTGCCGTCTCTTACGAGTTTTTGTAATAGGAAGTGTCTTTGCTTTCCAAAAAAACTTCTTTCCAATATATTTTTTTGCATTTGCTCTATTTGTTATACAGTATACAAAACCATACCAAACATCTGGAGTAAAATCTTCTGGTGGTTCGAACTTTCTTCCTTGATATAACCAATTATTCATCAAAGTTTAATTCATCCATATCATCGTCGCAAGGTTCACCACAATGAGGACAAAAGTTAATTTTAGTTTCTCTATCGTCAGGTTTAATAACAATCCTAGAATAGCAATACTCGCATTCTAAAATCATGACACTCTTTGACCAACTTCCCATTTCCAAAATTCATCGTATCCACCAATTGCTTCACCATTAATAGTGATTTGTGGAAATGTTCTTGCTGTTGGAAATTTCTCCATTAGATCTTCTCTTGTAAAATCGGTATCTAATTTCTTATATACAAATTCTGCTTCTATTCTTTCTGCCAATGCTATTGCTTTGTCACAATATGGACAATGATCTTTACCATATATCTCTATCATATTATGTTCCTGTTGATGTGCTTGTTGAAGTTGATGTTCCAGTAGATGTTGTTGTAGGTACTACTGTTGTGGTATCATCCATGTTTTCTAGCTCTTCAATAATTTCAGCTTCTGTTTGAGTCGCTGTTGATGTACCACTTAATGCTTGTCCTACTGCTGTAAGTACTGCTGCTGTTTGAGTTACCTCTGTAACATTAACTGCATTATCTGGTACTGGTGTTGATTGTTCTACTACAGGCTCTTCTGGTTCAGGATCTACCTCTTCCCAAAGGTTTCCATCCCATGCCCATAAAAAAAATAATAATGCTAATACTTCCATATTTTTCTCCTAAAAAATTATTTATAAACTTAATCCACTAAGTGTATTTTTATCTACGTCTTGTTTTACTCCACCAACAACATAAGAACTGATTTCAGTTTCTTGTGGTGCAACCTGTACGTTTCCACCTGATATCCATTTTTCTGTCCAAGGTAATGGATTCATTTGTGGTACATGATAAGGACAAGGTAAACCTAATGCTCTCATTCGTTTACATCCTATCCATTCTATATAATTGTGTAATATTGCTTCATTTAATCCAATCATTGAACCATCTTTAAAAAGATATGTCGCCCATTCTTTTTCTTGTTCAATAACATCTACAAATAATTTAACTGCTTCATCTTCCATTTGTTTTGATATTTTAACAAATGCATTATCTTCTTTTAAAAGATTACGAATCATTACAGTTGTTCCAGCTAAATGTGTATTCTCATCTCTTGCAATAAATTTAATAATCTTTGCGTTACCTTCCATCTTCTTAAGCTCAGCGAATGCCCAACTGCAGGCGAAGGAAACATAAAATCTTATTCCTTCAAGAGCATTCGCTGATAATAAAGACATCCATAAAGTTTTTTTATGTGATGTGATATTTGTTGCTGACATATTATCATCAATTAATTCATCGTAGTATTTTGCAATATCTTGTCCACAATCCATAATCTCTTTAATATCTAGCATTGAATCAAAAACTGTGCTTGGATCTGGATAAATGTTTCTTATAATATGTGTATATGATCTACTATGTATTGTTTCAAAGAATGACCAGGTTTCAACCCAGTTCTCTACTTCAGGTAACGAACATATAGGAAGGAAAGCAAGGTTCGGGGCCCGACCTTGAACAGAGTCCAATAATATTTGACGTTTGAGGTTTGATGTGAAGATATGTTTTTCATGATCTGTTAAATTATCAAAATCCTTTTTGTCTTTAGATACATCTACTTCTTCTGGTCTCCAAAAGAATCCAAGTTGTTTATCTGTAATCTTTTCTAATTGAGGGTATTTGACTTGGTCATATCGAGCAATATCAACTGCATCATCAAAAAACATATTACGTTCTAAATGTGATTTTTTATTTTTCTTAAGTACTGGCATCAGGTTTCCATGAAATAGTTGATTTTGTTTCTATCGCGTCTTGTGCGCATTGTATATATTCTCGATCTTCTTCTGAAAGTACTGACCAAAATTTACTTATTGTTAAGGTATGATCATATACTACTTTCGGATTTCTTAAATGATAATCTACTTCCATCCAAGCTTGAAGTACATCCATTCTTTGATTTATTTTTTTTCTTAAATCTTGCATGAATCGCAGTCTTCATCATCCTCAACGTAGGTTTCTGATTCGCCATCGTATGCATGATATGTTTCACCATCAGTTATCTCACCAGCACCATCAAAGGTGTTAAAGTAGTATAACTGTTTGAGGCCATACTTATATGCCGTTACGAGATCAGTAATCATTACGGACATTGGTACCTTATTATCCTCAAAGTGTTCAGGATTATAAGATGTGTTTACAGAGATACCTTGGTCTATATATTTTTGTAATATACCACATATGGCTAAGTACCCAGCTGGAGATTTTTGATCCCACAGCAAATCATACTTATTTTTAAGGTGATGATAGCCAGGTACAACCTGTGCCATAACTCCATCCTTACTCTGTTTGTACGATACCAATGCTCTTGGTGGTTCAATACCATTCGTACTATTACTTATCTGAGCGCTTGTTTCAGCGGGCATCAAGGCCATTAGTGTAGAGTTTCGAATTCCCGTTTCTCTGAGTTGCTTTCGCAAATCTTCCCACGGCAAACGTTCTCTATGCACTATAAGATTATCTATCGCTCTCTTATAAGTGTCGATAGGAAGTATTCCATCAGAATATTTCGTATCAGTATTATATATCAATTTTCCTTTCTCAGCAGCAAGGTTTGCTGAACTTTTTATTAAATAATACGACCATGCTTCTGCGTATTCATCTACAATTTCGTATGCAGATTCATCGTATTTTAATCCTCTTTTAGCAAGGAAGTATGCAAGATTGATAATCCCCACTCCCAATGGCCTTCGGTTAAGTGTTCCCTGTTCAGCCGCTGGGATTGGATACCCTTGATAGTCAAGTAACTCATCAAGAGCACGCACAGTAAGATCGCAATATTTTTCAAATTCGGAAGTTTCATTTATTAATCCCCAATTAATCGCCGATAATGTACATAATGATATTTCACCTTCCGTGTCATCATGATTATTTAAAGGCTTTGTAGGTAGATCAATCTCACAACAAAGATTACTCATTCGTATAGGAGCAACTTCTGGTTTGAATGCACCATGATCATTTGCATGATCTACATTCATAAGATATATCCTACCTGTATCTTTTCTTTCAGTTAAAAATTGTTGAAAGACTTCAAGTGCTGGTAATGTCTTTTTACGTATTGATGTCTTTCTTTCGTATTTTTCGTATAGTCTATCAAACTCATCTTGATTCGCAAAGAACGCTTCATATAAGCCTGGTACATCATTTGGATCAAAGAAGGTTATATTACCACCTGATAAAAGTCTTTCATACATCAGCTTATTAAACTGAAATGCATAATCCATATGTCTTACGCGACTTTCATCAGTACCTTTATTGTTTTTTAATACAACAAGATCCTCAAACTCATAGTGCCAAAGAGGTAAGTAAACTGTGGCCGCTCCTCCGCGAACACCTCCTTGTGAGCACGACTTCACAGCTGATTGAAAATACTTTAGGAATGGTATTAATCCTGTATGAACAACCGAACCATCGCCTACTTTGGCACCATTCGCTCTTATTGATCCTGCACCTATTCCAATACCAGCTTTTTTGCTTATATATCGGACAATAGAAGTAGCAGTAGCATTAATAGAATCAAGGGAATCTCCTGATTCAATAAGGACGCAAGAACTGAATTGTCGAGTCGGTGTTCTAACTCCCGCCATAATTGGTGTAGGTAATGATATATAGAATTGAGAAATTGCATCATAATAATCCTTTACAAATTTAAGTCGATTGTCTGTATATTTTCCAAAGAGAGTCATCGCAATCATCATATACAATATTTGTGGTGTTTCATATATCTGTTTAGTTCTTCTATCTTGAACTAAATACTTACCACGAAATTGTTCCATACCAGCATAAGTAAATGTATCATCTCTTTCATGCTTAATGTATTCATTTAACTCTTGGATTTCTTCGTCAGTATAGATATTAAGAATTTCTTCATCATAGACTCCAAGTTGTATATTCCTATTAATAATAACCCAAAGCGATGGAACCTCATAGTCTCCATAAGCTTCTTTTCGCATCTTATAAGATATCAGTCTTGCTGCTACAAATTGGTAATTAGGTGTATGATCAGAAATTAATTCTGCTGTTGATTTGATTAAAAGCTCATGTATATCATAAGCTGGTATTTTATCATAAAGTTGTATGTTTGCTTTGAGTTCGATCTCAGACATTGACACGCCTGATATATCTTCAACTGCCCATTCTAAAACTTTATGTACTTTATCTAAATCGAATGGTTGTATTGTTCCATCTCGTTTAGTGACATTTATTGTATTTGTTCCATTCATTATAATATATATTATACCACAAAACTAAACAAATGTAAACGTTTATTTTTGTTTAATTTTAAGTCTTCTTTCGATTTCGTTTAGGCGATCTGCCACTAAGGGATATTTTTCATGGAACTTTTTATCTTGTTTAATAATATCAATTCCAAGTTTATCTTCACACCATGCATCAAATTTAAGCAGATGTGGATGTAAAAAAGATAATGCTGATGTAGCTAATAGCTTTGTAATGACTGCTTTAAATACTGCGACTAAAAGACTAATCATTTTTCTTAATTGCTACTCCTGCACCTTTATCACCATTAGGCATGGTTACATTTCTATAATACACAACCACTTCGCCTAATTGTTTTAAATACCTTTTTAATTCTTGCATGTCTTCAGCCATGACTTTGTAATCACCAACTGATGTGGCAACAAAGACAACCTCACCATTATTTTGTTTTTTCATTTCATCTAAGAAACGATCCAAATAGGTATAACCCTCTGGCCAATCAGGATTTTCTGTTTCAGATAGATCGCAAACCTTTGGTCTTGTTTCTGAACCATCTTCTTGGACAATCTTTTTACATG